GATTTGGTGAGATTTAATTTTGAAAGTGAATTTTTTAATCCTAAAAATTTAGTTGAATTTGTTAAAGGAAAAATGGCGGAAGGAAGTGACTTGGTAGTAGGTCAGGAGTATTTAATTAATCACGGAAAAGATTTGGCAAAAGTTACAAAAATAACTCCAACTTTAGTAACATTTAAATTTGACGAAAAGATAGAAGATGACTCTTATCAAGATGGAAATTATTTAAGGCACGTAGGTCATTACGAAAGAAAATTCAAAGGTAAGTCACAGAGTGTTAAAAAAGATAAACTAACAGATTACAATTTTAATAAACCCGAACCTGTCCCTAAAAATTTTAATTACAAATGGAGAGAAAGTTCTGATATGGGATAATTTGTCTTCGTAATAAAATACATGACCGCAGAGGAGCAGTATAAGGCAAAACTCGAAAGCAATAAACAGAAACGCAGGGAAAAGGCGGCAGCAAGGAAATCACAGTAATCAAATTATATAAACTAGAAATCAGCAGGATTCAAATACTCTGTAAAATTATGTCTAAATTTCTTTTCAGGGTCACTCTCGTCACAATTAATTAAGAGAAAATTAAATTTATCCTTTGTAGCATATTCATACATTTTCATTAGTTGTTCTTTTGTAACACCAACACTAAATTCGTTCAACATTAAGTTTAAACTTTTTTTATTTCCTGCTTTCAAGATGACAAAATAGTTACTATTCTGTCTTACAATAATGGGGATTTTGTAGAAATGCTGTGCCAAATACATAATGGTAACATTCTTTTTACGGCAACGAATGAAATACTCTTGAACTTTTTCCTGATTCTTTGCTAACATTAAGTCGTCGATAATAATTAAATGATTCACATCTTTATCTATCTTGTTTAGGTCAGGTAAATTATGGAGACCCTCTTGGATATTAACACCCTTGGATTCTAGAAATTCGTACAATGGTTCTGCTTTTGATGCCGTAAGCACTAAAATATCTGCGAATGTCCCTTTGCCAGCACAGAAATGCTGAACGAAATTACATACAAAATTCGTTTTTCCAGTTCCACTTGGTGCTGATACTATAATGCGTGCAGGTATGGAAATGTTATGTATCTTAAAGTTGGGATTATCTGCTTTAACTAAAAGCTCCTTGGGTATTTTCTCGTAAAAGTTTGAGACTGACATTATATATTATTATATATATTTTAAATTTCACTTAATTAACAGAATTAGAAATTTAAAATATAATAATATTATAATATAAATGTCCGCTTACGAGCCTCCAGTAGCAGTGTATCCAATTTTTGATAGTTTAGCATTTCAAGCACCTAATAGCGCATCAATAACATTAGCAGAAGCAGATGCGAGATATTTAGCAAGAAACAATATAGCAACCTCTAATGCGATTCTTACTTCTTTTGCTGGTGACATCACAGTTGGAAATTCCACATTTGATTATGCCTCTGGGACAGGTCTAACTATAAAAACAACCACCTCAGGCGAAAGCATATTTGCGAATGTTTTAAGCGGTGTTACCACAAAACAAAAGTTTGAACTAAATCCAAACCATACACACCTATATGATGCTATTAGGATTACAGATTCAAGCGCACCAACAAATTATACGCTTTTACAGCAAACAACAACCACACTAAATATTGATAATCAAATAGCAGGTTCAACTACGAATATCAAAACCAAAACGGCAGGTGGTTCAGCGGTTACCGCATTAGCATTATCATCAACTGATGTTACAACTAACTTACCAATTACACTTGGTTATACAGTAGCACCAACATCAGCACAATTAGGATATACCGTTAGTAATACAGCATTAACTACTCAAACAAATCCCACTACTGCTATTTTTAGAAATCTTGGAAGTGTAACATTAGGTGCTGGAACTTGGTTAATATATTTTAATCTTACATTTACTTCAACTAATGCTGTGGTTCAAAGTTTGACAAAAACCATAATAGAAATATCCACTTCAAATACTATTTTTACTGGCAATACCTCAGCTCAAAATAATACACCAAGATATAATACTACTGTTAATAATACAGACCAGTTTCAGTTTCAAACCTCATATGTAGCAGTTAATACTGCTTCTACAACTTGGTATTTTAATTTTAGATTTGATTATACAGGAGGAGCTTCATCAGTTTCAGGTTCTTATAGTTATAGTCGCATCGCTTAAAATATACTTTTATAAAAGTATAGCAAAAGGAGGTTTTACTGGACCTTGCGTTTCAATATAATATCAAACTATATAAATGGCGGATGCCACACTAATATACGGTTTAGCGACTTTGGGAACAGGCGTTCTGGGGTTATCAATACGATATTGTTTTCGTTCAAAATGCGAAGATGTCTCATTATGCTTTGGTTTAATTAATATACACAGAGATACTGAAAGCGAGGTAAAAGCAACAGAACTGGAATTACAACATCAACCAACAAAACAAGAAAGTATTAATAATCTTGGAGATAATGGTGTTTAGTCCATTTTTAGAAAAATGGAATTAGAGATTGTTTTAGCGTATTTTATTTAATTTCCAGTTTAAATAAAATAAAATCTAACAGTATATATATATGGAAGGTCCTAGAATGAAACTGCTTAGCGTTAAGAAGTTATCTCCTGCGGTAATGTCTCGTATTCGAAACGGTCATAAGGTACGATTAATGGAAGGAACTGGAACTCAACTTGTCGTTCATCCAGAACAATATGATTCAATCTCTAATGCTTTTCTTAAAAAGAAAGGGGTTCAAATTGCGTTATCTCCATCTGAAATCGACGCAAACCGAGTGGTTGAAGGAGAAGGTATTTTTGGAAAGAAGTTTGATAAGGTGCTTAAAAAGGCGGGTATTAAAAAGGCTGCTTACGCTGTTGGTAATGTATTGAAACCTTTAGCACAAGAGGCACTTGGTGCTGCGGAAGCTGCCGCCATGGCGTATGGAGTTCCCCCATCCATTGCGTCCAAAATAGGAGCAACTGCTAACCAATATTTGGACGACCCCAAATCATTACAAGGCAAAAAAGGTCTTAAGGAATTGGGAAAAAGAGGTCTCTCTGTAGGTAGCGAATTAGCAGAAATGGGTGCGGAGTATGCTGGTGTAGACCCTTCTCAAATTGCTGACGTAAAAGCATCAATAAAAGAGGCAAAAGAAATGCGTAAAATGGCAAAGGATGTTCCTACTTCTAAAAAGGAAATGAAATCTATGGCAAGAGGTAAAGCCGAGACTGCTATGCTTGGCAAGTTACAAGAGATGGTTGATGCTCGTAGAAGTGCCTCTGTTCCTATGCCTGTTAGCACTGACCTATACGCTCAAATGGACCAAGATGGTATTATTGGAAATGGTATGATGATGGGGCGAGGACATTGCTGTCAAATGTGTAAGGGTACAGGTTTATATGCTGGTGCTGCCTCGGGACGTGGTCTTGCTGGTATGCCACCTGCTCGTAGCATCAGCAAAAAGTTTGTGAGTGTTTCTAAAAAACTTATGGGTGGAGAATTACAGGCATTAGCGTCTCAACCTATGGATGCTAACTATGCTTTTAAGTATTCTAGGTAACTATTTTATATAAAATGACTACCACAAAAGTTCCGCTATTGTAGCACCTCTGCTCCCTTTTTTATCAATCTCCTTTTTATGCCTGAGACGATAAAGTCGTCTGCGTTCGTTGGCGAATTCTCTGCCGTGTGTTTCCATGTAAGTCGGATAGTCACTGTATAATGGACTTCCTCCGTAAAAAAGGAAGACTCCATCTGAATCATAAACTTCTATTTTATATTTTGGATTGTCGCTTGGGAATACTTGCACTCCGAGTTCTTTTGCTTTGTCGAGCGTATATTTTTTGATTTTATAAGACATATTATAATATCAAAATACTTTAATTTAGTTAATTTAACATAATTTAAATAGGAAAATGGAATCTAATCCTTCTTGATATAGGTAGTAGCTTGTGCTATACTACTACCCATTTCCTCCATATCCTTTGCCATAGCAGATTTCATCTTAATACTATCCGCATACTTATCTGTTAAAAATGAATGTCTCAACTGATTCACCGAGTGACCCTTCTCACTACCAAATATTTTATTGAGACGCTGATTGAGTTTAACAGGTGTAAGTTTTTGACTATTCGCATCAAATAAAAGATAATCAGTTGGATTAATAGAAATCCATTTTTTAAGAATAGATTTCAAGACCTTATCAATCTTGACTTTTTGTGTTCCGTAAAATTTAGCAGTCTTGTAATTAACAAAGGATAGTTCAGAATTCTTATCGTCAAAAAAGTTATCTTTCTCTCTATCGATTGATAAAATTTTGAATTCTGTATAATCTTTTGCTCTTCTAGGATTTATCAAGTAAAACAAACTAATAATAATAAAATTTTGAATCTTTTGTAGTTCGGTCATATTCAGAGTCTGTTTTTTGTAGAGAAAATCTGCCTCCTTTTTAAGTACATTAAAGATGGTATCAAGTTGTCCTTTCTCAATCCAGTTTTCCTTTTGCTCGTCAGTCTTTTCTTGTGTAGCAATCTCTTTATTATAATCCTTAATATCTGTTAACATTAATGAACGATACGGTTTCGGGTCTTTACAAATAACAACAAGTGCTGATAAAATAGTCTTTCTTTTGTTAGGTTCAACATCTTCTAAATACTTTAAGATTTTGTTAGAGTTCTCAAAGTTTTCCAATTTAATATCCTTATCTCCAAACACTTTTAGATAAAGGTTTTTCAAAATGCTATTGTATGTGGTAATAGAACTATCGGACAATGTAGGACGAGCCTGTTTGATAACTTGTTTTAAATCCATATATATTAAGCATCATATTTTAAATTTACATTAAATCAATATTAATCCGTTTCTATTTTAAAAATTATAATATTTCCATATTATAGAATGAACGCAAAAGAAAACATTAAGGAAAATGTATATTCAAATTCGGTGATATATAAAATTGTCCCAAAGAGTATTGATTTGGATTATATCTATGTTGGTTCTACTCATCGATACAATGATAGAAAGTCATCTCATAAAAGCGATTACCATAATGAGTTAAGTCCTAGATATAAACTAGATGTGTATGACTTCATCAGGAATAATGGTGGATGGTATAATTTTGCTATTATTGTTATTGAGTATTACCCCTGTGAATCCAAAAGAGAATTAGAAAAACGAGAGCAATATTGGAAAGAGATTTATGGTTCGAATATTGGAAAGAGAGCATACGCAGAAAAGAATCAATATTATCTAGACCATAAGGAAGAGATTCTAACAAAGTTAAAGACCAATTATGATGAAGACAAGAAGCAACAAAAAAGAGATTATTATTTGAAGAATAGAGAGAAGCTTATCGAGAGACAATTAAATTATTATAATAATATTGTTAAAAAGAAGTCTTCATAAAAATGAACTAAGAAATAGAGATTTAGTGACACACAAATATTATTGCTTTCCATAAAATTGATTTGTATTATAAACAAATCTATAAAGGCATACAATTAAACAAACGCAATACAATTAAACAAACGCAATACAATCAAAATGAATCCAATCTCAAATACCGAAAACATTATTGAAGAAGACGAGGAAGAGGAAGAGCTTACTTGTGATGACTGTGAGTGTTATATCAAAGCAAATCAATACAGATGCTATGCTGTAGGTTGTGTAACCTATTGTGTTTGTCTGACCTGTTATACCAAATGGATTATATTAAACAAAGATTAAGAATAATGTGAATTAAACAGTTAAAATTCATATTATTAAACAATAATTAAGTATTTGATATGCTTTTAACATAAAATAGTCCAAAAGTATTTAATAAAAATATTTTTATTTAGTATCTAACTAGTATTTAATGATTAATACATAGTTAATCATTAACTTTCAGTTAAAGCATAATATATATAGCACATACTTAACCTTTATTTAATGCTATATGTTCCACCTTTATATAATTTAGTAACGATACGTTGTTTCACATGGTATACACTCCACATTATTTCTATTTTCTTGTGACGCTTTGTCCTCACATAGCACATCAATCTCACGGCGTAATCGTGGGTCTTTTGCTTGAAAGAATTGCTGTAAAATCCATTCATTCTTTTTCCAATCGTTACTCTTATTCAGGTCATCAAACAAATCAATAAATGTTTCGGCATCCTGATACAGATTGCCAGTTCTATAATGAGAAACACTAATAAAATACAAAAATGCTAAACAGTAGAATCCACAAACATCTGACATTAGCGACTGAATATCCTTTGTAAGATGTGGTAGGTAATGAGGTGCTACATATTTTTTTATGTCCTCTGCTGGAGGTGCACCAAATGAATCGAAGAATAAAGGCTGAATTCTACCATCTTTCAACTTTGCTATATATAATGCCGTCCAGTGAGAACCCACATTGTCCTCTCCTGTATCCTCGTCTGTATCGTCTTGTGAATTAATAATGTATCCTACATTGTACTTTAAGGGTTCTTGTTTGAGTTCATTCTTGAAACAGATGCGTTCAAGGGGCATATTCATTTTACTTGCTAAATTAATTATTTCGAAATTAGACAACATATAATATAGAATTATATTAAAATTTTATATTATAACTTTAATTATTGATTAAATGTTTTGCTTCTTTTTTAAATTATACGCTTTTACTCTGTCTCGTTCTTTTTGTCGGTCTTCTTCTGTAAAAACCTTATTAGCATAAGCGTCTCGCTATATTATAAAACAATCTTTCTAATCTAAATAAATCTAAAAATTTTAAAATCATTTTTAATTAAAAATAAAATTGAATTCAATTTCCGAAATAAATATAATTGTATATTATTCATTACTACGTGAAACAAAGCAACTCAAAAGTTTAAAATCAAAATTAAAATAAATAAAAAATCAGTAAACTAGATTTATTATAATTAAAAGAAATAATTGAATTGAATTTTCAGAAAAAATATAAAAGCATATTATTACAACAAAGCAA